TAGTCACAGACGTAACGTCACCGCTGTTCTTCTTGAGAACCAAGAGCAAATGCTCCGCGAGAACGCTGAGTTCCTCGGTGAAGCAGCTCCTACCAACTCTGCTGGTACTGGTGGTTTCTCTGGTTCTGCTGCTGATGCAGGTCCTGTCGCTGGTTTCGACCCCGTTCTGATCTCCCTGATCAGACGTGCAATGCCTAACCTGGTTGCTTATGACCTCGCAGGCGTTCAGCCAATGTCTGGTCCTACTGGACTCATCTTCGCGATGCGCTCCCGTTACACCAACCAGTCTGGCACCGAAGCTCTATTCGACGAGCCTAACACCGCATTCTCCGCACAGAACTCCAACAACGGACTCTCTGCTGGTTATACCGATGCTGCTGCTGGATTCGGTACTGATGCTCAGGCAGGTACTAACCCAGGCGTTCTGAACCCTGTTGGTTCTGCAACCACCTCTGCTTACAACACTGGTCAGGGTATGACCACTGGTGAGTCGGAAGCTCTCGGAGACGGTGCTTCTAACCACTTCAACGAGATGGCATTCTCGATCGAGAAAGTCACCGTAACCGCGAAGTCCAGAGCTCTGAAAGCTGAGTACTCCCTAGAACTCGCTCAAGACCTCAAGGCAATCCACGGTCTGAATGCTGAGGCTGAGTTGGCAAACATTCTCTCCACAGAGATTCTTGCTGAAATCAACCGCGAAGTCATCAGAACCATCTACAAGATTGCTGAGCAGGGTGCTACTGTTAACACCGCAACTGCTGGTACTTTCGACCTCGACGTTGACTCCAACGGTCGTTGGTCTGTTGAGAAGTTCAAGGGTCTTCTGTTCCAGATCGAAAGAGATGCGAACCAAATCGCCCAGAGAACTCGTAGAGGGAAGGGCAACGTTATTCTCTGCTCCGCAGACGTTGCTTCCGCACTCACGATGGCAGGTATCCTCGATTACACCCCTGCACTCAACGCAAACCTCAACGTTGATGACACTGGCAACACCTTTGCTGGTACTCTCGCTGGTAAGTACAGAGTTTACATCGATCCATTCGCTGCAAACAACGACGCTAACCAGTACTACGTTGTCGGTTATAAGGGAACCAATCCTTATGACGCTGGTCTGTTCTACTGCCCATACGTTCCTCTCCAGATGGTTCGTGCCGTTGGTCAGGACACCTTCCAGCCCAAGATTGGCTTCAAGACCCGTTACGGAATCGTTGCTAACCCATTCGCTGAGGGTAACGTTTCTAACCAGGGTCTCGGAAGACTCCTCGCTAACGCAAACCGTTACTACAGAAGAGTCAAGGTCACCAATTTGATGTGATCAAACGGTTTATCCGTTACTCTTCAGACCCCTCTCAGAGGGGTCTTTTTTTATAAATAAAGTTACCATTGTATTGGTAACTATGAGAGTAGATCCTAAAGAAAGGGCAGAGTATGCCAGAAGACGTAGAGACAAACGTAAAGATTTATTGATAGAGAAGTTTGGAGATAGGTGCGCCGATTGTGGTGGGACCTTCCACAAGTGTGCATATGACTTCCATCATGTTAATCCGTTAGAGAAGAAGTTTGAGATTGCCCCTGCTCTAGATCGCAACTGGAATACTATTTTAGAAGAAGTCGAAAAATGTGTAATGCTTTGCAGTAACTGCCACCGTGTACGCCACTACAGGGAAGACAGAGGGACGACCGAGTTTGCAAGCAGTATAGTCTAAATAGAGTGCTTTGATATACGATCATGGGTAGATTGAGTAAGAAAATAGCTGAATCTAGTCAACCAGATTTTAGTAGTAATGAACCAGTTAGTTATGTAGAGGAACCAGTTCCAACTGAAGTTGAAGAGACAGTGGAAGAAATCCAAGAGGTTGACGATACTTCTGTTGAGGAAACAGTAATGGAAAAACCAAATAGGAAAAAATTACCAATAAGATCTTCTTTATTGGTATTAGGTGCCGTGATTGGAATAGGACATATTGGTGTTCTTGGTCATCTATTAAATTCAACTAGACCACAATATCCAGTTATAAATTTTCCGCAAGGTGATTATTCATCTTATAAAATGGAAGCAACTAAAGACGGATACAAGATAGAATATAAAGCGAACGATCCTGCTATCTTAAACTCCGAAAGGTCTCTTCAGGTAGATCAAGAGAAGAGAGGGTTATTTGGCGGTACAACTCGAAGAAGAGAATACCGTGTAGACCAATTCACTATGGATGGTTCTAGAAACTTAGGGGGCGGGGCAGTTGACCCCGAGGGAAAGTTAGGTGCGAAAAGCGAAGAGTGCATTCGGGCGGACGCTGGCGCACGAAGTCAAGGTGCGATGGCGGGGACCGCAATTAGTGCAGGTTTAATTGTTCCAGCAGTCTCCAATATTCCTTATGTTGGATGGTTGGCATCTGGATGGGCATTACTCTTAGGTCAAAAAGTAGGATCTAATATTGGATCTGAAGTCGGAACAGTATTTAATGATTGTTGATATAAAGCTAAATACTAATGGAGATTCCTAAACGATCATGGCAGTTAGAAAACAACCCAAATCTTCTGTTTGGGAAAAACAGATACAAAATAGAAACTTTCTTTCTCCTGTAGGATTTAAGTTTAATCTCCAGAAAGCACCAAAGGTAGACTTCTTCTCGAACTCAACTGGAATCCCTGGTATTGATCTGGGCGTTGCAATTCAATCTACATATTTGAAAAACATTCCTGTACCTGGTGACAAACTAGAGTACAGAGATTTTAGCATTCAGTTCATGATTGACGAGAACCTAGAAAATTATCTAGAGATTCATAACTGGATGAGAGGATTGGGTTACCCAGAGTCTGTACAAGAACATTTGGACTTGACTGAAGATGGATTACTAAATCAGTTTTCAGATGGAACTCTTATTATCTACAACAGCAGTTTCAATGAAATAGCTAAAGTAACCTTCCAAGATATGTTTCCAGTTTCGCTGACTCCAGTCGAATTTGACGCTAAAGAAACTGATATAAATTATATTATGGCAGAAGCCACTTTTAAATATACTATTTTCAACGTGGAGAGTTTGGTGTATGAATCTTGAGATGATTCAAGAACTTTGGGAGAAAGACTCAAAGATTGATAATGATGAATTGCATACCGAATCAACTAAAATCCCTTCGCTTCATGCGAAATATTATAAGATCTTTAATAATATTTTGTTGCTGAAAAAGGGACAAGAAAACAAGTACAAAGTTTTAAAAAAAGAAAAGTGGGAATACTACACAGGTAAGGCACACCCAGATGTGTATATAAACAACCCCTTTGATTACAAGGTTTTAAAAGCAGACCTAGACAAATATCTTGATGCAGATGATGAACTCATCAGATGTGTTACCAAGATGGAATACTACGACATGATGCTTTCTTATTTGGAAAGTATTATCAAGGTAATTCTGAATAGGACTTATCAAGTGAAGAATGCTATCGAATGGCAGAGGTTTATTAGAGGTTATGACTGATTTAGTTATCTCAAAAAAGAACGAAGTATACCTTAAGATTCAAGCGGAACCATACGTTAATCAGGAACTATCTGATCATTTTACATTTGATGTTCCTGGTGCAAAATTTATGCCTCAATACAGAAGTAAGTATTGGGATGGAAAGATTCGTCTATACTCAACTGCAACTGGTGAGATCTACGTTGGTCTCTTGGACAAGGTTGTTGCATGGGCAAAAAAATCTGGGTATACCGTTACATTTGAAGATAACAAGTTTTATGGAACTCCATTCGAACATAACGATATGGTGTCCAGAGAGGGTGTTAAGGACTACATGACATCCATCTCTAGACATTCACCCCGAGACTATCAGGTGGAGGGTGTCTACGACGCTCTGAGGTACAACAGACGACTCTTAATATCACCAACGGCATCTGGAAAATCACTGATGATCTATTCGATTGTCAGATACTTTACAGAACAAGATAAAAAGATTTTACTTGTCGTTCCAACAACCTCACTTGTAGAACAAATGTTCAAAGACTTTGAGGACTATGGTTGGAATGCTGAACAATACTGTCATAAGATTTACTCTGGTAGAGAGAGAACAAATAAGAATCCTGTAACGATTACAACCTGGCAGTCAATCTACAAGTTAGATAAAAAGTTCTTTGATGGATTTGATGTAGTTATTGGTGATGAAGCACACCAGTTTAAATCCAAGTCGCTCATTGGCATTATGACCAAGTTGAGAGATACAAAATATAGATATGGATTTACTGGAACTCTCGATGGATCACAAACACATAAGTGGGTTCTAGAAGGACTATTTGGTCCAAGTTATAAGATTACACAAACTAAAGATCTTATTGATAAAGGTCACCTTTCCAAACTGGACATTAGAGTTCTTTTACTAAAGCATCCACCACAGAAGTTTGAGAAGTATGAGGATGAAATTCAATATCTAATCTCCCATGAACAGAGAAATAATTTCATCAAGAACCTTGCTTTATCTCTGAAAGGTAACACTCTTATTTTATACAGTAGAGTGGAGACTCATGGACAGGTCATTTATGATCTAATAAATAATTCTATTGGATCCGAAAGGAAACTATTCTATGTCCATGGCGGTGTAGATGCCGAAGAGAGAGAACTAGTTAGAGAAGTTACTGAAAAAGAAGAAGATGCAATCATTGTGGCATCATATGGAACATTCTCAACTGGTATTAATATTAAAAACTTACACAATGTAGTGTTTGCTTCTCCAAGTAAATCAAGAATCAGAAATCTACAATCAATCGGAAGAGTTCTAAGAAAAGGAAATAACAAATCAAAAGCAATGCTTTATGATATTGCAGATGATTGCACTCACAATTCCAAAAAGAACTACACTCTCAATCACTTAATTGAAAGAATCAAAGTATATAACGAAGAAAACTTTAATTATGAATTTAACCAAATTAAACTGAAGAACTAATGGAAGAAGAATTTTACGGATCAATAAAATTAATTTCTGGCGAAGAGATCTTTGCTGAGATTCTTCCTGTAGAAGAAAATGGTAGAACTGTTTTGGTTCTAAGTGATCCTGTTGAAATTGAAACCGTTGCTCTTGGTTCAGTGGAAGGATTGAGAATGATTCCTTGGATTAGATGTCTTTCTAAAGAAGGCATCGTCATTGTTCCTATGGACAAAGTTATCACTGTTGTAGAAGCATGTGAAGAATCTGAGGTAGTTGATTCCTACATGAAGTTTGTAAGACAAAAAAATACCACCTCTTCCGATAAAGGAAAGGTGTCCGAAAGAATGGGTTACAAGAGTTCCGTTAAAGAAGCAAGAGCTTACTTAGAAAAGATCTATAAAAGCAAAGCTAAAGAGTAATTGTTTTGAACTCTGACAGAGTTATTATATGAGCTTTGGATAGCCGTGTCAAGTTGCAAATAAAATCTTTATGTGTTAGTATTGTAACCAACAGGAACAATAATGAGGACTTATGGTATGCCACCAGGAAAGACCAGAAAGAGATCTGAACACTATGTAAACAATAAAGAATTTTTGTATGCAATCGTTCAGTACAAAAAAGATGTAGAGGCAGCAGAAGCGGCAGGTGAACCTAAACCAAGAATTAGTAATTACCTTGGAGAGTGTTTTCTGAAGATTGCCACTCACCTTTCTTACAAACCAAACTTTGTCAACTACATGTTCCGTGAGGACATGATTTGTGACGGTATTGAGAACTGCGTACAATATATTCATAATTTTAATCCAGAGAAATCTACCAATCCATTTGCTTACTTCACGCAAATTATTCACTATGCTTTCCTTCGTCGTATTCAGAAGGAGAAAAAGCAAATGGAAATCAGAACCAAGATTATTGAAAAGTCTGGTTATGATGAAGTTTTCACTGTAGATGATGACTACGGTAACGCATTCGAGTATAATGGCATCAAAGATGCAGTCCAGTCCAAAATGAATCAATAATGAAGATTGCGATTATTACTGATACTCACTATGGTGGACGCCGTGGGAGTAAGTTTTTTCATGACTACTTTCAACAATTCTATGATAATGTTTTCTTCCCCACTCTAGAGGAGCGAGGGATCAAGCATTGCGTCCATATGGGAGATGCGTTTGATAATCGCAAGAGCATTGATTACTGGTCTCTTGATTGGGCAAAGAAACATGTTTACGATCGGTTCAGAGATCTAGATGTAAAGGTCTGGCAACTGGTTGGTAACCACGACGCTTATTATAAGAATACTAATGAAGTAAATTCTATCGATTGTCTTCTCGATTACTACGACAATATTGTTCCTATTTCTAGTCCTGGTGATCACGATATCGATGGATTCAAAGCATTCATGATCCCTTGGATCTGTGCAGACAATCAAGAAGAAACCGAAACCAAAATTAAAAAGTCAAAGTCCAAGATTGCTTTTGGTCATCTTGAGATTCATGGATTCGCATTGTATCCTGGTTACACACAACCTGGCGGTATTGATAAGTCTTTCTTTGATAAGTTCAATCTAGTATTTTCTGGTCACTACCATACTCGTAGTAACGATGGTCAGATTTATTATCTGGGCAATCCTTATCAGTTGTATTGGAATGACTGCAATGATAAGAGGGGATTTAGTATCTTTGATACGGAAACTTATGAACTAGAGTTCATTGAGAATCCTTATACGATGTTTGACAAGATCTACTATGAGGATACTCCACATCAGTTGTTCAAAGCACACCTCTATGAAGGTAAAATTGTTAAACTGATTGTCCGTAAGAAGTCCGATCAACTTAAGTACGATAAGTTCGTAGAAAAACTTCTTCTCTCTAATGTTGCTGAACTAAAGATTGTTGAGAACCTAGAAGTCAATGATTCTGAGGTTGATTTCACTGGAGAGAAAATTGAAGATACGTTAACACTTTTGGATAAATACATCGAAGACTCTGATTTTGAACTAGAAAAAGACAGGGTAAAACAACTTCTTCGAGAAGTTTATCAGGAAGCGTGCGAGATGGAGTAAGTATGTATATCTTATCTCTAGAAGGGAAAGAAGGCGAAGGTGCATATGCACTTGAGGATGATTATGGAGATAAGGCGTTATACTTATTTGAAGACGAGGATGATGCTTCTAGATATGCAGGGTTACTTGAAGCGGACGATTACTTCAATTTAAATGTTGTCGAGATCGACGACGAACTTGCAATTGAGACATGTAACAGGTATAATTACAAGTATGTGATTATATCTCCTGACGATATAGTGTTCCCACCATATGATTATATTCAAGAAGATTAGATGGCGTAATTTCCTTTCCACGGGAAATGTATTTACCGAAATTGATATTACTAAATCAAATACTAATCTGATCGTTGGATCTAATGGTGCTGGAAAGTCAACCATTCTAGACGCTCTCACGTTTGTTCTTTACAACAAACCTTTCAGGAAGATTAGTAAGACTCAACTCGTAAACAGTGTCAATGAGAAAGACTGTTTGGTTGAGATTGAATTTGATATTTCAAATAAGGAATACAAGGTAGTTCGTGGCATCAAACCCAATAGGTTTGAGATTCACGTTAATGGTAAACTTCAAGATCAGTCTTCTGCAGCGACAGATCAACAGAAGTCTCTCGAAGAAAATATTCTCAAACTAAACTATAAGTCTTTTACTCAGACTGTTATCCTAGGTTCTGCAACGTTTGTTCCTTTCATGCAACTGTCTGCTGCTAATCGCAGAGACATTGTTGAGGATCTTCTGGACATTCGTATCTTCTCTGGTATGGGATCTCTTCTTAAGGAGAGGATTAGAAGCACTAACGAAATCATTAGAGAACTTTCCATCAAGAGAGATATGGTGGAAGAAAAGATTGAGATGCAGAAACAATTCATCGACAATCTTGATAAGAAAGGTAAGGCAAATATCGCATCGAAAGAGTCGAAGGTATCTGAACTATTAAATCTTGCCGATGAATTGGTGAGTACAAATACTCAACTTTCTAAAAAGATTGTAGAAGAGTATCAACCGCAACTTGAATCCTTCAGTTCCTCTTCTGCCTCGTTGAAGAAGATGAATTCTATTAAGGCAAAACTGGAACAAAAGATACAAACTATTACGAATGAACATAAATTCTTCGCTGATAATACGGTTTGTCCCACCTGTGATCAAGAAATTGAAGAAGAGTTTCGTGTAAATAGAATTGGAGAGATTGAGTCTAAAGTAAAAGAGATTAATTCGGCATACAAAGAACTTAAGGTTTCTATAACTGAAGAACAGAAAAAAGAGACAAAGTTTCTGCAGCTCTCTAAGCAGATCACGTCCCTCAACTATGACATTTCAACAAACAATACAAAGATTGCTGAGTACCAACGACAGTCCAGAGATCTGGAGACTGAAATTCAAGAAATTACCTCACAAATTGAAAACAGAAATGCTGAAAGAAGCGTACTCAAAAATTTAGAGGGAGATCTAAAAACTGTAGAAAAACAGAAGTCAACCAATACGGAAAATATCTCATATCTAAACTTCGCACATTCTTTGATGAAGGATAGTGGTGTGAAGTCGAAGATCATCAAAAGATACTTGCCTGTGATGAATCAATACATCAATAAGTATCTTCAGATGATGGATTTCTATATTAATTTTACTCTTGACGAAGAGTTCAAAGAACATGTGAAGTCACCTATTCACGAGAACTTTAGTTATGAGTCCTTCTCCGAGGGCGAGAAGATGAGGATTGACCTTGCTCTTCTATTCACTTGGAGAGACATCTCTAAGATGAAGAACTCGGCATCGACCAATCTTTTAATTCTTGATGAGATCTTTGATAGTTCTCTTGACGGCACAGGAACTGATGAGTTTACTAAGATAATTAGATATGCAATCAAAGGTGCAAACATCTTCTTGATCTCACACAACACTCAGGAACTCACTGATAAATTTGAAAATATTATATCCTTTGAAAAGGTAAACGGATTTAGTAAAGTGGTATGAATATCTCTAAAATTTGCGTTCTGGGTGGAGGAACTGCAGGGTTTATGACCGCTGCGGTTCTTTCTCAGTATGTGAAGAACTCTAATTTGGATATTCGGGTGAAGTGTATATACTCATCTAAGATTGGTATTATTGGTGTAGGCGAATCGACTCAATTAGCAATCAATGATATCTTTCAGTTTCTTCAACTGAATGATCGTGATTGGATGTCAAAATGCAATGCGACTTATAAGTCTAATGTCAGGTTTGAGTCTTGGTGTGATCCTGGCGAAAGCTTCTATTATCCTTTTGGAGATCTGAGTGGGAATGAACTGTCAGATTTTTTCGTGATGATGGATCTCTTTCCTGATGAGGTGAAGAAAGATCAGTTTGCTAGATTCGTTCGGGACTACTCTAGATTTGCAGAGTTGAATAGACTCACAGATCAGGGATGGGACTTTAATAGATTGACAGCATATCATTTTGATACTCATCTATTGTCCAAGATCTTATATGATGTTGGTCTTAATAATGGAGTTGAGTTTGTTGATGATATCTATCTTCATTCATATCAAAACTCTAGAGGTATTGAGAGAATAACTTGTGAACAAACTGGAGATCACTATGCTGATCTTTTTGTAGACTGTACGGGATTTAAATCACTTCTCATTGGTGAGGAAATGAAAGTTCCTTTCGTATCTTATTCTGATACTCTCATCAATGATAGGGTTGTCACGGCGAAAATACCCTATACAAATAAAGAAGAACAACTAAAACATTATACGAATAATGTTACCATGAACAATGGATGGTGCTGGGAGATTCCTCTTTGGGATGGTCTGTCCGTTGGATATGTTCATAGTTTGAAGTTCTCTACTGAAGAACAAATTGAATCGGAGTTTGTTGATAGGTACGGCATCTCTC